ACAGCAGGGGACGCGACCCCCGTACGACAAAGCGTAGCTGAGGAAGGAACGCACATGAAACGAGAGTTCTTGCAGAATTTCAAGGTCGGTGACCGGCCGCTGAGCAAGGAGATCATCGACGAGATCATTGCGGAAAACGGTCGGGACATTGAGGCGGCGAAAAAGCCCTTTGCCGACTATGACACCCTCAAGAGCCAGCTGAGCGAGGCGCAGAAGACCATTTCCGGCTTCCAGGGTCAGGACATCGAAACCATCAAGCAGTCCGCCAAGGACTGGGAGAAGAAGTACAACGATGCTGTGGCCGAAAGCCAGCGGAAGATTGCGGACATGGAATTTGACCATGCTCTGGACGCTGCCATCACCGGCAAGCACGGCAGAAGCACGAAAGCTGTCCGGGCAATGCTGGACGTGGACGCTCTGAAGGCCAGCAAGAACCAGGAGGCGGACATCAAGACCGCCTTGGAAAAGCTGCAAAAGGAAAGCGGATATCTGTTCGATGACGGTGGAAACCCGCCTCCTTATTCCAGGGGTGCAGGCACCCAGCAGCAGGAACCCAACCCCGGCTCGGAGCAGGGCGGCCTTGCGGTGGCACTGAGAGCCAAATACAACATGAAAGGATGATTTTTCACTATGGCAATTACTCTGGCAGAAGCAAAGGTCGGCATGGCCGACAAGGTCGATCAGCAGATCATTGACACGTTCCGGCGCAGTTCTCTGCTGCTGGACATGCTGACCTTCGACAACACCATTTCCCCCGGCACCGGCGGCAGCACCCTGACCTACGGTTACATTCAGCTGAAAACCCCCTCCACCGCCGCTGTGCGTGCCATCAACACCGAGTACACGGCAGGCGAGGCCAAGCGGGAGGAGAAGACCGCCAAGGCGGTCATCATGGGCGGTTCCTTCCAGGTTGACCGGGTGATTCAGAACACCTCCGGTGCCGTGGACGAGCTGGCCTTCCAGGCTCAGCAGAAGATCAAGGCAACGGCCAACTACTTCCACAATCTGGTCATCAACGGCACTTCCGCCGCTTCCGGCACCGGCTATGTGGTGAACACCTTCGACGGCCTGCGGAAGTCTCTGGCCGGTACCTCCAACGAGTTCACCACGGACATTGACCTGTCCGATTCCGGCAAGATGGACAGCAATGCCAACGCCTTCGTTGACCAGCTGGATCAGCTGACCCACATGGTGGACGGCGGCGCGTCTCTGCTGCTCATGAACACGGCCATGCTGCTGAAGGTTCGGGCAGCTGCCCGCCGTGCCGGATACTACGAGCGGAAGAAGGACGACTTCGGCAGAGCGGTGGAGTATTTCGGCGGTATTCCCATCATGGATGCGGGCATGTACTACAACGGCACCAAGTCCGTGGATGTCATCGATACCTCCACCCCCAGCACCTCCGCCGCCGGTACCTCCAGCATCTACGCGGTGAACATCGCCCTGGACGGCTTCCACGGTATTTCCCCCACCGGCACCGGCGTGATCTCTTCCTACATGCCTGACATGACCGCCCCCGGCGCGGTGAAGAAGGGCGAGGTGGAGCTGGTGGCCGGTGTGGTGCTGAAGAACACCCTGAAGGCCGCCGCCCTGAACGGTATCGTGCTCAAGCCCAAGACCGCCGCTTCCGGCGGCTGATAGGAGGCCGCTATGCCGGATTATCAGTTTTATATTCAGGATTATCTCGGCAGCGCAATTTCGGAGGAGGACTTTCCCCGGCTGTGTAAACGAGCCGGGGAGGTTCTGGCCAGGTACAAGCGGATTTACACCGTGACGGAGCCGGAATCCGGGGCGGAGAAAATGGCCGTGTGCGCCATGACCGATGCCCTGAGCGGCTTTGAGGCTATCCAGAACGGCGAGGCCGGAGCCATCCAGTCCGCCGCTATCGGGTCTGTTTCCGTAAATTACGGAACTCCGACGGCGGTGGATATCAGCCCCAAGGGGCAGGCGAGAGAGCTGTACCGCTGCGCAAGTCTCTACCTGGACATCTATCGGGGGTGAGGGAAGTGCTGAATCTCCGGCGGCGGAAGTGTCCGCTTGACTACCGGCTGTGCAATCAGACGGTCACGGTATGGTGCTGACCCCACCCCTGCTGGTGGGGCTGTCCATCTGGCTTGTGGCCTTTGCGCTGGGGAAGGAGGATTGGCTGTGACGATCAAACAGGTGCAGTGTTTGCTTACCTATCTGGGCTATGACCCCGGCGGGATTGATGGGCTAGACGGCCAGAAAACCCGCCAGGCCATCCGGGACTTTCAGACCGCCGAGAACTTGGGTGTGGACGGCGTGGCCGGGGAACAGACGGCAATCCGGCTGAAGGACGCGGTGTGGCAGGACAGGTTTGCAAAGGACAATATTGTCCCTAGCAGCGGTCAGCCTCCCGATCTGCCCGACTGGTGGAGCAAATACAAGTGGTTTGCCCCGTCAGAGTTCCGGTGCCCTTGCGGCAAGTGCGGCGGCGGCATTGAGAAGATGCACGAAGGCATTGTGGCCGAGGCCAACGCCCTGCGGGAGTATCTGGGAGTGCCCATCGTCATTGTGCCCCCGGACGGCCACAGCGGCGGCAGCGGGTACCGGTGTCAGAGCTACAATGATTCCCTGGCCGGGAGCGTCAAAAACTCCCGGCACGTCCAGGGGAAGGCCGTGGACATCATCACACGGGGCGTGCCGGACGAGAAGGTAGAAGCCCGGCTTGCCCAGCGGAAGGCGGCGGGGAAAATCCGGTACTGGTATCGGATCAGCCCCGGGGCACACCACATGGATATCGAATGAAGGAGGCGGGAATTTGGAGACGATTCTCACGGCCGTGATTGGCGGCGGCGTGACCCTCGTCGGGGTGCTGATTGCCAACAGCAAGACCCAGGCGGTCATGGACGAGAAGATCACGGAGCTGACCCGGGAGGTTCGGGAGCACAACAATTTCGCGAAGCGGATGCCGGTGGTGGAGGAGCAGATCAAGGTCATTAACCACCGGATTGAAGACCTAGAAGAAATCCAGAAGCATTAAGGAGGTACATCATGTTTGACTTTTTCATTTATACCTACGGCCCAACCATTCTGCTGGCTATTCTGACCGCAGTATTCGGCGTGTTGGGCTATGGGGCTAAGCAGATTTACATCAATCACATCAACGACGAGACCAAGCGTTCCATTGCCGTTGCGACGGTGAAGTTCGTGGAACAGGTGTGGAAGACGCTCCACGGCGCGGACAAGCTGAATAAGGCACTGGAGACGGCGGAGACGCTGCTGAAAAAGAAGGGAATCACCTTCGACGCGGAGGAAATGAAGGTGCTCATCGAGGCAGCGGTTGCGGAATTTAATAATGTGTTTAACAAGACGGAGAATAATTCTACTGCGGATGCCGTCCGGAAAATTGACTATGCGCTGGGTTCGTTGGGCGATGACCGCAAGGAATGCGGCCTGCTGGATTGA